ATAAAGAACACGCTTTTGCCTTGGAATGGCGATGGTCCCGAGTACTTCAAGCGTAAGACAACGTCTGTAAATGTTAGTCCTTACAAGTTTGAAGCTAATAGAGCTAAATTTGGTCCAGTTACTACGGACAAGATTAAACTACCCGTCGTTTTAAAGGACTTCATGCGCACTCACTACCTTTCACATGCCAACCACGTTCCAAAGCGGATCTTTACTTTGGAAGAGGCTATTATGGGCCTACCTGGTTCCCATTTTGATGGGATAGACGGGAAGACTTCTGCTGGCTATCCGGATACGTCGTTTGGAATAAACGGCGATGATTATTGGAGCTTGGATGTTCTGGGGCGTTTTGTTCCTGGTCCTAAGTGGTTGACTTTGGTTGAAGACGTTCAGAACTTTATTAACGTTGCTAAAACCGGGTTGACTCCCGTTGTCGCCTTTAAGGATTGCTTAAAAGGTGAGAGGTTGTCCATTGAGAAGGTCGCAGCTGGTAAAGCTAGACTTATTAGCATACCTCCCAAGTTCATTGTGGTACTCGTCAAGATGTATTATGGCGCTGTTATCAAGACACTTTCTGATGGTACGCCATTCAATACCATTTTAAAAGGCTATGATGAAAAGAATGCCGATTATTGGTCTGTAATTGGTAGGTACCTTGCAGCTTTTGGTGACAATGTTGGGGCCGGCGACTATAAGGCGTTTGACCACCATCAAGCTGGACAATCTGTAGAATGGTCAATGGATCTTTTTGACTCGTTTTATACTGACGCTACCCTATGCGATAGGAACGTCCGGAAGGCTTTAACCAGTATTATTACTCATCAGTACCATGTTTTCGGAAGTGTTCTTTAAGAATATCATGATGGTATGCCTTCGGGATGGCCATTGACTTCTGAAATCAATTGTGTTACTAACTTGCGGCTGTTCTTGACCGCATGGTTAGAGTTGCACGATTGGCGTGAATCCTCTCTTTTGTCTTACTTTGATAACGTCCATTGTCTTTTTCTTGGGGATGATAACATATTTTCTGTGTCCAATCATTACAGTAAGATGTTCACTCCTCAGCTAATAGCCAAGGTTGTTGCGCGTGAAGGACATGTTTACACTGATGTAAACAAGGGTCCAGCCCGCGACTTCTTGGAGCCTCTTTCGGAAGCTACGGTTCTTAAGCGTTCTTTTCGTGAGTTCGCCCCAGGGCGTTTTGTAGGGCCGCTCGATCTAGATGTGGTTCTCGAAATGCCCCTATGGAGTAGGGCCGGTGCTGACTACCGATCTATTGCTGTGTCTAATCAAGACACGGCACTCCGTGAGCTTAGCCTTCATGGTCCCGAAGTGTTCTACTTCTGGATGCCTAAGATGAAGCGCTTTCAAGGGAAG